TTTATTAGTTTGAAAACACTTGTTGAAAGACTAGAGTATGGTCGTCAAGTATTAGTAAATTGGTGGAATCAAGAGCTAGAGATAGTCCAAAAAGCTATGGGTTTTAGGCTTCCTGCAAGAATTCATTTTGACCAAATGGTTCTTTCCGACGAAGCATCGGAGAAAACCCTTCTTATTCAGCTTGCTGATAGAAACATTATTAGCGCAGAAACTCTAGTTGAGAGATTTGGCGAAATACCTGAGATTGAAAAAATCAGAATCCGCAGGGAAGAAAAGGATAGAAAGTCAGAAGTTATGCCTCAAAAAGCAAGCCCTTATCATAATCCTCAACATAGGAATGATCTTGAAAAAATTGCTTTAACAAAAGACTCTATGAATCCCGAAGACTTTGGTTTAGTCCCTTCTGGTGATACTGGCAATCATCCTCTAACTGAACCAAAAGATAGAAGAGATAAAAATACTATCGAAAACCAGAAAGAAGAAAAAGAAGATAAAAAAATAGAGAAGGAAGAAAAGAGGGCAGAGATTAAAAAAGATAAGTCTCCCAAAGAAGAAAAGTACGATCCGGTAGGCAGGCCAGAAGATGGTAGACCTAAAAACTCTAGAGACAAACAACAAAGAAAGCAGAGAGAAGAGAAGCCAAAACTTTTTGCAGCTAAAGATTTAGCCAACTTAAGCTTATGGGCAAGCGAAGCTCAGTCTGAAATTTCTACTATTATAAATCCTGCTATCTTAGATCATCACGAAAAGGCTAGTTTAAGATCTTTGACTAAGAGCGAAATGGATCAATTAGAACATTTAAAGCTTTGTATTTTATGTAATATAGAACCCTATATTGAGATTACGCCAGAAGTGATTGCTGACATATTGAAAAACCCAGTTAGTCTATCATCTTCCGTTGCAAAAATGCTCCCAGAACTTAAAGATGATTTCTTTAATAGAAAAGATCGTCAGCCCAATATGGACGAGCTGCGTCAGATGCATGTTTCTTGTTATGCTTTAAGTAAAACAGGGTAACATAGAATCTATATTTTTTGTTTTATGGTGTATATTATTTTGAGGTGATACATGAAAATATACAAAAGCGAAACAGAAGCTGGTCTTGAAGATGCAATAAAAGCAAATGCTAGTATTGCTTACTCTTCACCAGTTAGTTTTTATATACCTAATACAGAACAAAAAGAAAGCATCAAGAATTTAGTTGTTGCCCAAGATAAAACTGTCTCAGAAAACAAAGATCAGTACGATCTCTATTATCTTAGTTCTATCTTAGTATCTACCGGATGGAATAAAAACGACGACGTTTTTGATCTTAATGAAACTTGGGGAGCTAAAGATAGCCCTGTAGATAAACAATTTAATTTCATGCATGATGAGTCTGACATTATTGGTCATATAACTGGTAGTGTTGTTCTTGACCCAGATGGTAATGAAATAGATGATATTAGTAATATAGATAAGTTTGATATTGCAACCAGTGCGGTTCTCTATAATAGCTGGACTACTCCAGAATTAAGAGAAAGGATGTCCAAACTTATTGCGGAAATTGAAGAGGGGAAATGGTTTGTGTCCATGGAATGCCTCTTCAATGATTTTGATTATGCTGTTGTTTCTCCTGATGGAGAAAATACAGTCGTATCAAGAGATGAAACTTCTGCATTTTTAACAAAACATTTAAGAGCATATGGAGGAAGTGGTAAGTATGAAGGATACACCGTAGGACGATTATTAAGGAATATTGCGTTTTCTGGAAAAGGTCTTGTTAGCAATCCCGCAAATCCGCGCAGCGTGATTCTCAATGATGTAAACCCTTTTGAAGAAACGCAGGCATTAGAATTAAGTAACTCTAGTATTAATATGGAGAATTGTGATATGTCTGACGTTCTCAAAGAACAGGTTGAAGAGTTGAAAGCTGAATTGGTAACTGCTAAGGAAGCCGCTAAAGCTCTAGAAACCGAAATGACAAAGCAGAAAGAAGAAGAAATTCAATCTAAGATTGAAGCTTTTGAAGCTGTTGTTTCTGAAAAAGACGAAGCTATTGCTGAAGCCCAAGCCGCTGTTGAAGCTGCTGAAGCTAAGCTTGCTGAGTTGCAAGAAGCAATTGCGAAGAAGGATGAAGAGCTTGCTGAAGCTCTGGCTAAGATCGAAGCTCATGAAGCTGAAGTTAAAGCCATGGCACGCAGAGCAGCTTTGGTTGAAGCTGGTGCTGAAGAAGAAGAAGTCGAGTCTATTCTCGAAGCCTTCGCTGACGCAACAGACGAAATGTTTGAGCAAGTTGTTGCTCTAAAGAAAAATGCCCTAAAAAAGACGGGCGTTAAAAAGGACGAAGAAGAAGAAGAAGCTCCAGCATCCGCTGAAGAAGTAGCTGAAGAAGTTGAAGCAGAAGAAGTTCTAGAAACTGAAGCTGAAGAAGCTGACGAAGCTGCTGAAGAAGCAGAAGCTGAAATTCTTGATGAAGTAGAAGAAGAAGCTGAAGCAGCTTTGACTGACGCTGGCGATGATTCTGTTGAAGAATTACGAGCTAGTGCTAGCGATTGGCTGGAAAGCAACGTTCTTCGTTCAACAGCAAGTATCAATAAGTAATTAATTTTTTAAGGAGACATTCAAATGGCTTTAAAAGCTGATAGAAATGAACTCGATGTCGATATTTCTTTCTTCATGAACGAAACCGCAGAAAAAGGTCAAATTGTTGTAATCAGTACCGCTGGTTCTGGAGCTGCAATGGATCAATCTCAGTCTTTGGTAACGGTTGCTGCTGCAAGTACTACCAATATTCCTGTTGGGGTTTTGTTGAATGATGTAGTTGATATTGACCTCACTCGCCAGCACATTAACTGGCACAAAGATGAAGTCCAGAAAGGTGGCAAAGTTGCCATCCTGAAGAAGGGTTATGTTGTAACTGACCAGATCGAAGGCACGCCTACTGCTGGCGCAATTGCTTTCCTTGACGATGCAGATACTGGCAAATTTGCTATGGCAGCTTCTGTTGCTGATACCAAATACAGTCCAGTTGGTCGTTTCATGTCCATCAAAGACGAAGATGGCTACTGCAAAGTTGAAGTCAATCTACCAGTTCCGATGAACAAGGCTGATGCCGCAGGCACAGACGTATAATATTAGCCCTTAATTAGGAGACTTTTAATCATGAGTAAAATGACTAAACCTGATGATCATTTTATCGAACTTATTCAGCGCTCTGGTAGTGTTGATAAGAATGAAGCACTCGCTGCACAGCGAGAATTAGCAGTAGCCTTAGAAGCACCACTTCGTAAGGGTGTTTTGGTCGGTGATGTCCTTGATGGAATCTTTGAAAAGATCCAGATGGCTCCCGGTTCAGCTGCTGAATTTCCACTTGACCTTTTAGCTCCCGGCACGGAGAACCAACACGTTGCCTACACTAATCCCGGTCACGGTCGTATTCCAGAACGCGCTGTAGAAGGTGACTATGTAATGGTCCCAACTTACACCGTCGCTTCTTCAATCGACTATCTCCTGCGTTATGCAAGAGAAGCCCGTTGGGATGTTGTAGGTCGTGCAATGCAAGTTCTTGAAGCTGGCTTCGTGAAGAAGATGAACGATGACGGTTGGCACACGCTGTTAGCAGCTGGTGTTGATAGAAACGTTATGGTTTATGATGCAGACGCCGCGATTGGTCAGTTCACAAAACGTCTTATCTCTTTGATGAAGACTGTTATGAGACGCAACGCTGGCGGTAATAGCGGTTCTTTGAACCGTGGTTCATTGACTGACCTTTACCTATCTCCAGAAGCTCTGGAAGATATCCGTAACTGGGGTATTGATCAGGTTGATGAAGTCACTCGCCGTGAAATTTATCAGGCTGGTGACGATGGCGCTGCTATCACTCGTATCTTTGGCGTGAACCTCCACGACATCGACGAACTTGGTGCTGATCAAGAATATCAGAACTTCTACACTGATCAACTTTCTGGAACCTTTACTGGTTCTGATGTTGAGCTTGTAGTTGGTTTGGATCAGTCCAGCAATGATAGCTTCATTATGCCTGTTAAGCAGGATGTCCAGATCTTTGAAGACGATGCACTGCACCGTCAGCAACGAGCTGGCTTCTACGGTTGGGCAGAAATCGGCTTTGCCGTACTCGACAACCGTCGTATCTTGCTCGGTGGATTCTAATCTACTCGGCATATAAACGCAGAAAGAACCGTCTCTAGATTTCTAGGGGCGGTTTTTTTGTTTGGTGTATAATAACATAGAATATTCTAATGTAATTGGAGCATACTATGACAAAAAGAACTAAAACAGAATTAGCTTCTCAAGTTAGCTCTATATTGCCTGATAATACAACTGCCGAAATTAGTCCAGCAGATATTAGAAGTGTATTTACAGATGTAGGTGATTCACTAACCTTTTGGGATGATACAAAGCCAGCTAGCGCAACTGAGTCTTGTACTAAAGGGGAAATGAAGTTTGGCTCTACCGAACATGATGGTGGAGAAGTAATAATACATCATCTCTATGTGTGTATAGACACTAATACTTGGAAACGTGCAGAATTAACAACTTTCTAGAAAGAACCAAATAAGGAGACATATTAATGTCAGCTATGACAAATTATCTTGAAGATGCATTAATCAACTTCATCTTGAGAGACAATCCCGACACCTTTGCAAAGCCGGGAGCAAACATTTATGTTGGGCTTATTAAGTATTATGATGCCGCCCGTGTGGAAACAGTAGCGGGTTCGTCACCAGAACCGACAGTGCAAGAAGCTAGTGGTGGTGGATACGCAAGAGTCCAAGTAACTGGTGTTGGTGGTACTAATTGGGACGATCCATCTGGTGGAGGAGCCACCCAAAATACTAACGCTATTACTTTCCCAACTGCTACTGGTGATTGGGGCGGAATTTCTGGTGTAATTATCGCAGATCATGCTACCGCTGGAAATATTTTGTTACACGGGTCTCTAACAAGCGCCAGAGATGTAAAGAATGGCGACGTATTTAAATTCAACGCTGGTGATTTAGATATTACATTTGCCTAATATCACCTTCCCTTAATTAAAGGAGGAATATTATGGCTCTAGAGATTAGAGATAGAGTAAAAGAAACCTGCACTGGCACTAATGGCGATATGACGCTTACTGGTGCAGTGTCGGGTTTTGTTGGCTTTGACTTAGATGCGACTCTTGATGGCGATACAATCTATTACGCCTTAGAGGATGCGGATGGTACAAAGTGGGAAGTTGGACTGGGTACTCTCAGTGCAGACTCTACTAGCATTGAACGAACCACCATTCTTGCAACACAGGTTAGCTTTACAGACACGACTAGACAAACGTTTAGTGGTGGCACGCATACTATATTCGCAACTTACCCCGCTAGTAAGGCTGTATATCTAGATGCTAGTGGAAATCTTTCTCATACCGTAGCTTTAACAACAGACACTAGCGGAAATTATGTCGCTACTATTACTGGTGGAACTGGCATAACATCAACAGGAGCTACTAGTGGAGAAGGAATTGCACATAGTTTAAGTGTAGATGCTTCCCAGACACAAATTACTGCTGTTGGAACTATTGCAACAGGTACTTGGCAGGGTACAGCTATCGTAGATTCTTATATCGCATCTGCTTCAACATGGAATGCTAAACAAGCAGCCCTAACATTTGGCATTGCTGACACGAATGCAGTTAAGATAGATGGGTCCGGTAGTGCCGCTGGAGAATACGCTAAGTTCACTTCCGATGGAATTGTTGGCGAAGAGGTGGCTGATGTTAAATCGGATCTCTCCCTGAATAATGTGGAGAATACCGCCGTATCAACGTGGGCGGGAACTACTAACATAACTACCCTCGGTACGATTTCCACCGGAACTTGGCAGGGTACAGCCATTGCTTTAGCGTATGGTGGTACTGGACTTGTTGGTGCGACAGATGGAAAAATAGTTGTTGCAGATGGTTCTGGCGCTCCGGTTGCGGTACAAGCATTTACTGCTAATGACGGTACGCTTAAGCATGAAGTCGGTGGAATAGAGGCTGATATATCTGGTATTGCCGTAGGTGATGTACTAGCAGGAACAGGCACTGGATCGGTTGGTATTGTCACTTCCACCGGACATAGTGACGGTGACGTTCTTACCATACAAGCAGATGGAACTGTTGATTGGGAAGCTGCTTCTGGAGGAGCATCAGACATAAATGGTCTTTCAGATTGTTTAGTAGAGAATAACTCTATATTTCTTGGCAATGACCCAAGTAGCACTACATCTAGTGCTTTGTATAATATTGGACTCGGAACTACCGCCTTAGAGGATATCACAACAGGCGATGGGAATGTAGCTATTGGTTATAACGCCTCGAAGGACTTAACTACAGGAACTTACACGGTTGCTATTGGATATGAACCAAATGTTGGGGCAACAACCTATCAGAGCAAAATGGTTGTTATTGGTTATCAAGCTGGCGAATCAAGCTCTTCGTTTACTAATAGGTCAAGTAGTGTACTAATTGGAGACCGAGCAGGTAAACTTTCTCACGTTCAAGATTCTGTTATTATTGGCCCATCCGCTGGTCAGTATATTGGAGACGCATCAAACACAGAAGTAAATGTAGTTGCAATTGGCTCATCAGCAATGTCTGGTAATTCTAGTGACGTTGCAGACAGTTATGGTTCTATTGGAATAGGATATAGAGCGGGTAGAGACAAAGGGCGTGGAACAGCAGCCCATTATTGTATATATTTAGGTTTTGAAGCTGGATACGCTGACGCTGACCATGCAAGCAATATGCTTTATATTGCAAATGATGAGCCTTCAACCACCGGAGCAGGTGGTACTATCATCAAGGCGGATATGGAGGAAAAACATCTGGCTATTGGTCAGGCTGATTTGCTCACAAATTCTGCTGGTGATGGAACCTTGCAGGTTTATCCACATGAAGAAGCTGACGACGCATTCTATGCAAAGATGGCAGGAACTCATACTGGTAACTTAATACAAATTCAAAACAGCAGCGGTACTGATATATTCGTTGTAAATAGCAGCGGACAAGTTTCTACCGGCACTTGGCAGGGTACAGCGATAGCCCAAGCATACATAGCAAATGACGCTATTAATGGAGACAAGATTGCTGATGACGCTGTTGATAGCGAACATTATGCGGCAGGGTCTATTGATGAAGAGCATTTAAATGCTACCAATACTCCTACTGACAATTACATTTTATCATACGATGATGCTAGTGGTGGATTCACTTGGGTCGCTGCTGGAGCTGGTGAAGCTAACGAATATTCTTTCAAAACTATATCAGTAGCAGGGCAAGACGATGTTGTAGCGGACACTACAACCGATACTTTAACATTAGCTGCTGGTTCTAATGTTACCATTACTACAACCGCTGCTAGTGACACCGTAACGATAGCGGCTACCGACACTAATACACAGTTATCTCAGGAACAAGTAGAAGACTTTGTAGGTGGAATGCTTGGAGGAACGGAAACTCTTATCACCGTTACCTATCAAGATGGTACTGGAGATATCGACTTTGTGGTTGATAATGATCTTTCTAACTATGACAACTCTTCTTCTGGTTTTATTACAGCTACTCTTACAGAGGAGCAGGTAGAAGATTTTGTTGGCGGCATGTTAGGGGGAACAGAGACTGGTATCACCGTTACCTATCAGGATGACACTGGCGATATAGATTTTGTTGTCTCAGACACAACGGTAGCGGGCGACAGCGGCTCAACAGCCATGACTCCCGGCGACACTTTGACAATCGCTGGCGGGACTAATGTCACTACAGCCATGTCTGGTGATACTTTAACAATCACAGCTACTGATACTAACACTATGGGTTCTGGATTTACTGTATCGGCAACTACCGACAGTAATGCTACTACTATAACTCAAGGTGACGATTTGATGTTTGCAGCAGGTACTGGAATTACCTGCGAGACTACGGCAGATGGCACAGTCACTATTTCATGTACTGTGACCGATACTAATACAACATACACTAAGGCGTCTTTTGATGTAGATCATTTGTTTACTTTGGTGGGAGCTTCTGCTGACACTGATGAGCATTTGAGTACATTTACTGGAAGCACAATTGCAGACAACCAAACAATCAAAGCTGCATTACAGGCACTAGAAACTGCTGTAGAAACTAAAGGTGCTACTGCTGGTAGTTCTAGTATCGTCACCGTAGGAACTATTAGTTCTGGTACTTGGCAAGGTACAGCGATAGCACATGCGTATATTGGCGATGACGCTATTGACGGAGATAATATAGCAGACGATTCTGTTAATAGTGAACATTATGTAGATGGCTCTATTGATACGGCGCATATTGGTGATGATCAAGTTACTTATGCCAAGATACAAAATGTCAGCTCCACGGATAGAATTCTTGGTAGAGACAGTGCAGGCGCAGGGGTTATAGAAGAAATAACACCCGCAAATCTTAGGACTATGATTAATGTAGAAGATGGAGCCACCGCAGATCAAACTAA